TACGCTTACATTTAGCCTTTCTCGTACAGACTCTCCTTCTGAAACAGGAAATGGTTCCTATACTCAGCCGGGAGATGGTATTAAGGATATAGCAGGTAATGTACTTGACAATGTTGCCTCTATTGCTATCATTAATGGTGCTGTAGCTACTGGACCTACACTCTCAGGGATAACAGCTAGTATAAATGATACCGACATTGAATGGAGTGTCACTACAGACACATCTGGCGGATCACTACGAATTCTAGCAAATTCGTTTGCTTCTGAAGATGCCGAGGATATTAAATTCTTGGGTAAATCTCAGAGTGTGACATCTTCTGGAGTCCAAAATGGAGTTCTCTATGGACTAGCTGATGGTTCCTATTATGTGCATATAATCCATGTACACGATGTTGATAGCAATGTAATAAGCACATCTGAATCAGTCGTAGTGATAGATCAGTCTGCACATAAAGAGGTATTTACTGAGGTAGTCTCGAATATCTTTACCCCTGTTAAAACAGAAGTATTCTCAAAATCAATTCATTAAGGAAAAATAATGCCTACCGTAGCCCGTTCTTTCATTGGCGCAGGCACTGAGTTTACCTCAGATGCTGTAGCACATGCTGGTGGTAAAGCCCAGCTTATCGTTTTTGGCAGTCCAGAATCTGGTGGTTCCGATTGTCGTGTAACTCTACTCAAAGAAGTAGCTTCTCCCGTATCCGCATATAAGGAACTTTCTTATGTGTTCAGTGAAGGTGAAGCTGTTCGTATTGAGCTAGAAGCCTGCAACCTAAAGTTTAAGGTAAGCCCTCAAAGCGAATATTCAAACTTTGCTGTTGAGCTTACAACGAAATAAATATAAGAAGGACAAGGATGTCCTTTCTTTCATAAGGAGATATTATGCAATTCGATAAGAATTCTTTAGAGAGCATGATAATTGATAATGGAGTTGGGCCTAAGTCACTGAAGCAGGCAATGTTTATTGCTTCTAAAGCTCAAGTGACAGTGTTTGGTGGTAAAGTTGTGCCTCCTAGTCACTAAAACTAAAAATCCCTCTAAACAGAGAAACCCTACATGGGCAATTCTGTGCTAAATTACCTTATGGTATAAATGCCAAGAGACTAATGCTGATGAGTGTAAGCATGTAAGCATCAAGCGATGCTGAAACGGGGGACACGGTTATCCGTGAAGATATAGTCCGACACTGCAAGTAATTGCAGAAGAGTGTAGCGAACTCTATAACATATAGGCGGCTGGTAGTGGGAAGTCATACGTTGGTGCTATGGACTTTCTTCCTTATCTCTATCTAAAGCGTTTTCGTGGAATTATTACTAGACGTACAACCCCTCAATTAAAAGCTCCAGGTGGATTGAAAGATAAGTTAGATCAACTGTTTGAAGAATCATTACCAGTAGGATTCTTTAGGTGGAGAGATAAAGAAAATAAGTATGTATTCAAATCTGGTGCAGAGCTTTACCTAAGACACTTTGAACTCCTGAGAGATAAAGAAAATTTCCAAGGTGTTGAATGTAGTAAGTTCCTAGTAGATGAGGGTACACAGTTTGAAGAAGAACAAGTTATATATCTGATGTCCCGTATGCGTAATCCTTCATGCCCTGAAGTGAAGCCGCATATGAAAATTACATGCAACCCTGATTATAATTCATATCTTCGTAAATGGATTGAATGGTATCTATTACCAGATGGAAAACCTGACCCTGATAAGTGTGGAAAGGTTAGGTATTTCTATAGAATAGATAACAAGATGCACTGGGGTGATGACCCTGTTGAGTTAAAGAATAGACTTAAGAAACGTAGCGATCCTATCAGCTTTACATTCATTAATGCCGTAGTGTATGACAATCCTGTATTGATGCAATCTCAGCCAGAATATGTAGATTGGCTTGAAGGTCAAACAGAGATTGAGAAAGAAAGACTGTTGTATGGTAACTGGTATGCCAAAGAAGAGGCTGTTGGTTACTTTGAGCGTTCTTGGCTAGGTAAGCTACACAAGTTACCAGAGGATGTTCATTCTCGTGTTCGTTCTTGGGATATTGCTGGTGCATTAGTCTCTGATGTAAACCCTGATCCAGATTATACTGTTGGTCTTAGGATGTCTAAGACAAAGGATACAGGTAAATATATTATTGAAGATGTTGTTAGAGACAGGCTTCGTCCATATGACGTTGAGCAACTCATTATTGATACAGCAAGAAAAGATGGGTTTGATACGTTAATCACAATTCCTTGCGATCCCGGTGCTCAGGCACAAGCATACGCTAAATCATTAGTTAAAAGATTATCAGAACTTGGTTTCTATACTAGGTTAGTTGTAACCAATAAATCAAAAGTAGAGCGATTTAAGCCATTTGCATCTCTAGCTCAAGCTGGTGGTGTGGATTATATTGAAGGCGACTGGAATGATGAATATTTCAGAGAGCTTGAAATGTTTGATGGATTAAATATGCGATTGAAAAAAGACGATTTGCTTAACAGCCTTGGTTGTCTATAAACTCATCTAATTCGGTGAACCTCTTTATAAACTAAAGACAATACCGAGCGAAGTCTCTTTAAGAGAAACGTGTAACGACCAGAGCATATGCTCGTACACTCAAGTGAGTGGAAACGGTGAGCACACTAAACGTGTGAAGATATGGTCTACTCTGCATGGTGACATGCAGCACCTAGTATAGGTGGGTAAGGATTAACGACCCTTACTTAATACAATGCAAGTCGATGCAACATCTGATGCTTTTAAACTGCTATCAAGTGGTACAGTGCTTCCAATTTTTACCCTTCCAGAAATGACAAAAGAGAGTGAATTTGCTTTCTTACATAGATAAGGAATATAGAAATACATGACAGAGAGAAAAAGACAGAGGGTAGAGAAAGCTCTCAGTCCTGTAAATCCTGACCTTCCACGTTTCAAATTGGGAGAATATGGTTTTGTTGGACTAAAACAACAAGCAGGGCATGTAATTGAGCAAGCCCGCAGGGAGTTAAGATTCCCTCATAATCTTCCAATATATCGTCGAATGGCTATCGACTCAGTAATCAGTTCTGCTTTATCTCTGTATGAAGCTATGATTACTAAAGTACGATGGACAATTAAAGAGCCAGAAAACGCAACAGAAGAACAGAAGTTTCGTACAAGGTTTATTAAACAGTGTATGAATGATATGGACCATAGCTGGTTTAGCTTCATCACTGAAGTATCTAGCATGGTGACATATGGCTTCTCTGTTCATGAGCTTTCTTGGCGCTATCGTAAGAGAGAGAATGGTAGTAAATTCGATGATGGATTAATTGGATTAAAAGCCCTCCCTATTCGCTCACAAGATAGTATTCGTAGATGGATATTTGACGATAAGAATAAAAAGCTAATTGGAGTGGTACAAGGTATTGACAATTTAGAGTATTCAGTGTATAATAATACTGTAAATAACGAAATTGTAATTCCTCGTAAAAAGTTCCTTCTATTCCGTACATCGGCTACTAGAGATAACCCTGAAGGAAACTCCCCTCTCAATTCTGTATATCTTTCTTGGAAACTCCGCTCTAATATTCAAGAGCAAGAAGCTGTAGGAATTAGCCGTGATTTGTCCGGCTTACCTACAATCTATATCCCTCCTCGCTATATGTCTGATGATGCTGCTCCGGCTGAAAAAGCAGTATACGACTACTACAAGAAAATGGTAAGTGGTATCCAGAATAATGAACAAGCTGGTTTAGTTCTTCCACAAGCCTTTGACCCAGATTCAAAACAACCTCTATTCAAATTTGAATTGATGGGTAGTCCGGGTAGTAAGACATATAATACTTCTGAGATTATTCTTCGCTACAACAAAGAAATCTTAACTGCTTTATTTGCTCACGTCCTCCTTCTTGGGCAGAATGAGACAGGTAGCTTTTCCCTTGCTTCATCACAAACCAGTATTCTAGCTGTTGGTATCCAACGTCGTCTAAATGAAATTCGTGATGTTCTAAATCATGACTTTGTTAGAGCTATTTATGATGTAAATAAATGGCCTCTTGATGAAGAACTTCCTACTTTCGAATATGAAGACCTAGAACAAGACGATCTGGATGTATTCTCTAAAGCTATTCAGCGTATGGCTGCTGTTGGATTCATTGAGCGTGATAGAGATGTCATGGATAGAATTCGTAGCCTCCTTGGTGTAAGGGAATATGGAGAAGATGAGGAAGTGGATGAAATGTCTATTCCTCTCAACCGTACAGGAGCTGCTGGCGGAATGTCTGCCGGAATGGGTAATGGACAATCGAATTCTGTTTCTGACAAAGATAACAGCATATCAAATATGGAAAACGCATAATGCCTTATAAGAATGTGTCTGATGCACGAGAACGTGTACCAGCTTTGAAAAAGCTATCTACCCACCAAGTTCAAGTGTGGGTTGCGGTGTTTAATTCATTAGCAAAGAAGGGCGTAGCTGAGGAGAGGATTTTTCCTCAAGCTATGGCTGCTGCTAAAAGAGCTAGTAAGAAAGCTCTAAAGAAAAGTCTTTCTTATGATAATTTGAAAGAGCAACTAGAAACATTCGTAAAAGAGAAGTATGTCCCAGCTACACAGTCGGGTGAATTGAGATACTTTGAAATAGAAGATTTTGACAATCAATATGTCTTTTTCAAAATTGATGATGCTTACTTCAGAGTAAGTTATTCAGTTGATGGTGCTGATAAAGTAAGCATTGGAAATGATAAAGTTGAGATGATTGAGCAAGTTGTCTTTATTGAAAAATCTGTAGATCAAGATAGTGGATTCGATAGTTTCTTAACTGACGAAGAGTTAGAAGCTCTTATTCAAGAGGCTCTTAATGATGAGCCAAATGAAGACTCTATTGTAAAGAAAGTTGTCAAATCTATCAAAGATTTCTTCAGAAAAGAAGTTGCCCTAATCAAGCAATTTGACGAAGAGAAAATGCAAGCTGTAGAAGTTATGTATGTTCCAAATAGTGTTGATGCACATGAACATGCTATGACTTCCGAAGAAGCTCGTAAGATGGTGGATAGTTTCAATTCAGCTATTCAGAAAGGTAAGCTGAAAGGGAACCTCTGTCACGCTGAGAATACCCAATCAATTGAGCCATTAAAGGCTTGGATTACTGAATGCGATTGTCGTATTGGTGACACTTATATTCCAGAGGGATGGCCTCTAGTTAAAGTGCAATTCCATGATAAAGAGCTTTGGGAGCTTCGTAAAGCTGGTGTGCTGATGGGTGTTTCTATTGGTGCTCGTGGAAAGCTAGTTCCAAATCCAAAATACAAAGAAGAATAAGCATGAAGAAACAACCAAAGTATTTTATTGAAGATGTTTCGTTTGAATTTGAAGAAGACGAAGCAGGTTTTACTCCTCACCTCGCTTATACCATTGCTGCTCAAGGTGGTGCTGCTTCTGGTTGGAATGATCCCCTCCTACTCAAAGCTCAGGCTTCTGAATCCCCTGAAATAAAAGAATTCCTTGCTGTCTTAACCAAGATGAAGCAAGACAAAGAATTGTCTAGTGAGGGGAGTACCCCACAAGACATGCTGAAAGGCACGCAAAGTGCTCCCCTCAAAGACCCTGAAATCCAAACAAAAGGAAATCAAATGAGTGAATTTACTCAAGAAAAAGTAGAAGAGCTTATCAAATCTGCTGTAGCCGCAAAGGATGCAGAAGTAGCAGCTCTCCAGTCCATCGTTAAATCTCTCGAAGCAAAACAAGAAGCTGCTGAAAAAGAAGCACTGCTGAATGTTGTCAAAGGCTTTGTAGCTGATGCTGAAGAAGCTGTAAAGCTGGCTGACAGCGTACATGCTCTTCGTAAAGCCGGTATGGATGAGCAAGCCTCTACCATCATGGCTTCTCTGGAAAAAGCTCACAAACTTGCTAAAGACTCCGATCTCTTCAAAGAAGTTGGTGTTAAGCAAGTTAGCGAATCCGATGTAGCTCGTGAAGAAGCCATGCTGAAAGCTATGAATGAAAAACTTGGCCTTTAATTAATAAGGAATTGTAATAAATGTCTATCGCAACTAAAGACCCTGTAATTTCTGAATTCCTTGTTGATGAGCTAAGTGATATTCAGAACTACGGCATTAAACAAATCACTGCATATGAGAGCGGTGCTGTCACCTACAACTGGGGTGATGTACTAACCAAGAGCGGTGCTAAATGGCGTCAACTGGCTGCTGCTGATGTAGCTGCTAAAGTCACCTTCACTGCTGTTAACAGCGCTATCTATGAACTGGTTGTTGCCACTGAGCAAGCCACTCGTACCGTTGCTGTAACTGCTGATGGTTCTGCTACTGCTGCTGAAATTGTAGATGCTTTTGTAACTGCAATCAATGCTGACTCTGCAATCAGTGGTTATGTCACTGCTTCTAACGTAAGCAACGTTCTCACCATTGTAGAAGATACCCCTTGCAAACTCTATGTTTCTTGTGGTGCTAATGCTGCTACTGCTCTTGTAACCATCACCCAGATTCCTAGTGAACTGGCTATCGTTGTTGGTGATAAGAGTGGCCTTGGTCGTGGTTATTCTACCGCTGTATCTGCTACCACTGATACTGCTTTCCAAGTTCTATATCGTGGCCCCGCTTCTTTCAAAGTTGGCAAACTCGGTTATGCCGATTCTCTGTCTTCTGCAAAGCAAGCAACTGTTCAAGCTGCCCTTGAAGCTCAAGGTATTAAGCTGGTTAGCGTTGCTACTCAAACTGCCACTAACTTCTACGCTTAATAACAAAGGAACTAAATAAATGTCTGAGATTCTTGGCTATAAACTTGAGAAGGCTCTGGTTCGTGACGTAAGCAACCCTAATCTGCTTCACGACATGACTGGCATGGTGAGCAAGTCTCCCCTAATCCCAACCTTCCTAACTGGCGCTCTTGCTGTAAGCGATCATTTCCTGTCCACCGACACTTTTGAACATGATCGTCGTTCCACCACTGTAAGCCAACTTGGTGACAGCGCTTATCACGACCGTGGTAACTACGTTGGTAAAGAGAGTTCTACCACCCACCTGTTCAAAGTACCTCACATTGCTATTCAGGGTCGTGTACGTCCTCGTGATGTTCTTCGCACTCGTATGCCCGGCACTGCTGACGTTCTTGACAGCACTGATCGTCAGATCGCTGAAGAACTAGCCTCTATGCGTCGTGCATATGCTGCTTACAATGAACTGGCTCTGGCTCGTACTATCACCACTGGTGGTCTGTATGTTCCTAACGGTACTGTAAGTGCTGTAGACTTCTACACTGAATATCTTGGTACTTCTGCTGCTTCCCGTCCTTCTGTTAACTTCGATCTTGATAACTCTGCTATCTATCCTCGTGAAAAAGGTGAAGAAGCTCGTATCAAGCTGCTGAACGCTCTGAACGACGGTGATATGGTAACTGGCTTCATCGCTATCTGCGGTAAGACTTTCTTCCAGAAGCGTATCAGCCACGCCAAAGAAGAGCAAGCGTATGTAGATCGTGCTAACATGGGTCAAAACCCTCTGGCTGAACGTCTGCGTAATTTCAACAATCAATATCGTATGTATGTTGGTTCTGATGATATTGTATACGTTCAATACACTGCTAACATTGGTGGAAGCCAACTGATCGGTGATAACGACTGCTACATTCTACCTGTTGGTGTTAACGACGTTATCTCCCGTGCATACGCTCCTGCTGAAACTATGCAATATGTCAACACTGTTGCACAGCGTGAATACGCATGGCGCTATGACGACGAGTTCCAAGGCACAAAGCTGTTCATGGAATCCAACTCTGGTTTCTATCTGACTAAGCCTGATCTAATCGTGAAAGGCACCGTTTCAGCTTAATGCTGCTATTTGCGCAATGCAAATTGGAAGGCTCTTCGGAGCCTTCTTTCTATATATTCTCTATTGGGTGTATATAGAAAGATTTATTAATATCAACAAAAGGAGTATGTATGCCCTACACTGGTAATCCAGCTTCAAGCGCTACAGATAGAATCAGACTTAATGTAGGGGATACTGATACATCTCTTGAATACTTGTCTGATGCTGAATATACATATCTTCTTACAAAGAATAGCAGCAATGAGCTAAACGCTTCAATTGAAGCAGCACGAATTATCTTGTTCCATCTCTCTCGATTCACTAGAGAGCGTGCTGGTCTTATTGAAGTGTATGGCTCTGAGAGATTTAAGCAATATAAAGATGCTCTTCTTGAATGGCTGAATAACCCGTCTCTGAATTCTGTTGTAGCTGTCCCTTATGCTGGGGGTATCTCTGTAGAAGATATGCAAGCTAATGCTGATAATAGAGATAGAGTGAACAGTGTTCCGTATATTGGAATTACTGATTCTCTTACTCTCTATGGATATGACAAGAATGAACCAGAGGATAGCGGCTATATCTGGGAGCGATAATGAAGATTCACAAAGACTATAGTGGATTGGAAAAGCTCAAGAGAACACTTCAGAAGCTAGCTAAAGAAACTGTTGAATACGGGTATTATGCTGAAGATGTTTACCCTGATGGGGACACTGCTGCTGAAATTGCTACGATAAACGAATATGGAAGTGCAGAAAACCCCGCACGTCCTTTCTTTGAGCAAAGCATTAGTGCTCTACGCAATAATCCATTTCACGATGCTAAACATGCTTTAAAAGTAGAAGCGCAGATTGCTTTAACTAGAGGTGTTGTTGGATCAAACATGGATGCTGTTGGAGAAGCTCTAGTAGATGGTGTTGTTGAACAGATTGTTATGATGGATGATCCTCCTAACTCAGCAGAAACCATCACTCGCAAAGGAAAGAATGATCCTCTGATAGACACAGGTTTTATGAAAGAGTCCACCAAATACAAGCGTAATCAGTAGGTGATTAATGACTACATACATTCCACGTCTTGTAGGTAAGGCCACTCTCACTGTCTATCGTAAAGCCTCTGGTAGTTATGTGAATGGTAGGTGGACTGAAGGTGCTGAAACTTCTTTCACTTGGGTAGCCAATGTTCAACCCCCAACTATCCAAAGAATGCACGAAGAACAGAAGCTGATGGCCCCTGAATCAAATAGAACAAGAGATTTTATCCTCTGCTTAGGAACTAGCACGTCTTGCCCAAGGACAATGAAAGAGAATGCTTGGAGTGCAGATGAGATATTGTGGCAAGGAGAGAGATATGAAGTATTGCGCATCGCCACTTACTCAATGGGTGTTCTAAACCATGTAGAAGTGATTGCAGCTAGAGTAGAGAGGACGGGTTAATGGCTACTGAAATCACTTCCGTAGAAACAGCTCTCTACAATTCAGTGAAGGCTATCTTCCCTTCCACCACTGTAATCTTCGCTAACCAAGATAGTCCAGAACCTACTGGTACATACATCTACATCCTTCCAATTTCTATTAACCATGTAGGGCGAACATACGCTTCCACTCTCACTGATACTAATGAAAAATTACATATTAGGCAAGAGTATGAAGTGGATGTTCGCTTTGGTTTTATTGGGAGCAATGCAGATAACTTAGCATTAGATTTTAGTGCTGCTCTACAGAATGTCTATTACTCTGAACAATGGCAGAATTATGATCTATCTCTCAGAGATAGAAGAAGCATATTTAGAGTCCCTCAGACAAGAGAAACAAGATATACGAAGCATTACACTATCCAAGCTAGATTTGGATTTGCTGTACGCACTCTTCAAACTGTTCCTGTCATTGAGACAATTGTGTTCAATGGCATTGAAATCAACCCTCCACCACCCACCCCTTAAACAGCTCAATTGCCTACCGTAATACGGAGATATAAATGGCACAACTTGATGAAATTGTCAGCTTTACCATCACGGAAGCTACCTCTACTATTACGGTGGAGGCTTTCAACATTCCAATGTTTCTTGCTAACTTTGTTAACTTTAGCGAGCGTGCAAGGGAATACACTTCTCTCACTGCTGTAGCAGCAGATTTCCGTTCTACTTCCAATGTCTATAAGGCAGCTCAGAAGTATTTTGGACAAGACACTGCTCCTAGCAAGATTATCATTGGTCGTCGTCAATCAGACGGTGTTGATGGTAGTGTAGCTACTGTTGCTAACTCTACTGTCTATACTATTACCCTGAATGGTATTGCTGTAACCTATACCTCTGATAGCTCTGCCACTGCTATTGAAATTGCAGCCGGACTGAAGAGTGCTTTTGATGCAGCTAAAACCGCTAATGCAGGACTAGACCCTACTCTTGATCTTCTCACTTTCACTGACAACCTAGATGGTAGCTTTGATATTGATGTAAGCCCAGCAGGAAGCGCTTGGTCTGCTGTGGCTACTACCAACCTCACTCTCACTCCTAAAACCCCAACTGAAACTTGGGTGGATGCACTGAATGCCGTAGAAGCAGAGAATGACACTTGGTATGCCTTCTCTTGTGAAGATCATACAGATGCAACTATCCTTGCTCTAGCTGCTGATGCAGAAGGTCGTAGGGCAATGTATTTCACTAGCTCTAGTGCTTCTGGAATCATCACCAGTTCTACCAGTGATATTGCTTCTCAGCTAAAACTGCTTGGCTATGACAACACTGTTCTTCTCTATCATCCTTCTGCTGATACTTACTTCCCTGAGTGTGGATGGGTTGGTAGTCAGATTACTAAAACTCCCGGTAGTAACACTTGGAAGTTTAAGCAGATCGCTGGTGTTCCAACTTACAAACTTACCGATACTCAGGTTGGATACACTAAGAACAAGAACTGCAATATCTATCGCAGCATCGCTGGACAAAGCATGACCTCTGAAGGTATGTCTGTTAGCGGTGGATTCATTGACAGTCAGATTCTGTTCCATTGGATTATT